CAGACCAATTTAAACGTTCGTCAAAGATTTCATAGTCTAAGTTAGATGTTTTAATATCATATCCGCCCATGCGCTATTTGATTCTCCTCCATAGTGTTGTAAATCTCTGGCTTTATCTTGGTATCCCTGTTTGTATATTGCAGTATTCATGTCTTCATCTGATACTGAGAATAGATTTGCTCCTACTTCAGCTGCAACATAAGAAACTGCATCTATATTTCTTTGTCTATTAATAATTCTGTTTTCTTTATTCTTATACCAGAACTTCCAATACTTTTGTAATTCAGGAGCAATTGTGCCGTTTCTTTCGCTATCTACATACCAGTGCGCAAGAACATGATATTTTCCATCAATAATTAGTTCGATTCTATCAAAGTAAGGAACTCTAAATATAATATACTTAGGATTTAGATACTTTATATTTTCTTTTAGTAATCTATAACAAGTATCTGCAGCTGCACCATTTCTACCTAAATTATAATAAGGCATACCCATTCTTTGTGCAACTTTATAAGTCCAAGTTTCTTCTATAGGCAATCCTGTGCCATATGCATTACTACATCCTAAAAATAATATGGATTCTGCTTTACTAAATTCTTCGCATCTAAATCCGTGTGAATTGTGAGTATAGTCTATATCGTCTTTGCCATACCCATGTTCTTCCATTTCTTTTCTTCTGTATGCCCAGTTGCTATTAAAAATAAATTCGCTGTCATATGATGACCATTTCTTTGTTTCAGAAACCCAATCATCATTTTGAAATGAATATAAAACTGTTCCTTTCTTGCTCATCCTTTATAAATAAATGGTGATTCCTTTTTTAATTTTTTCATAGTCTTTCGCCATCTAATTTCCTCTTGTATTTTTCTGTATGGAAAGGTAAAAACTTTCCACATCTTCTTAATTATAGAAGCCATACTTAGTTATCTCCTCGCTAAATAGCCTATTCATAGTCTGCATAGATTTAAGTGTATACCAATTTTTCCAATCGTATAACTCTACTTGCCCATCCATAATTTCCAAATTTATTGGAGTTATCTGTAATTCTTTAAGTTCTTGTTCCCAGTTTTTGAAATCAATTGTGTAATCACATTTTTTATACATTTTTATTTGACACTTTAAGTGACCTTCTTCAAGCCATTTATCAAATCCTATGTAATTGAGAGAATGTGAATAATAAAATACTGCTCTTTCGTAAGTGTTTCGCACAATACCCACCTGGGCTTTGTTGTCTGTTAATATTAATTCTTGTATCATAGTAAGTGTTTATACTCCTTGTAGTTATTCAAGTTTTTCACATACCACTCTACTGTAATAGGCAAAAATTCTTTTAAATTCATTGTATGATTCCACCCTAGTTCTCTTTTAATTGGCTCTGAGCCGTAAGGGTAGACTGTATCATTATATGGTCTGTCCTTTACAAACTTTAATTGCCCTTGTTTTCCTAAAATATCTTGAATCATTATAGCTACTTTAAGATTTGTATATAAATCAGGGTGTCCTATATTATATATTTTATGATTTTTAGACTTACTTGCTATCAAATACAATGCTTTTGCTGCATCTTCTACCCATAGGTATCTTCGTTTTGCACTTCCTTTTCCATGTAAAGTTATCTTTTTACCAAAAAGTAATTGTAACGTAAACCTAGGAATAATATTTCTAACAAACTGTCTCGGTCCAACTATATTGTTTGAACGCAGTGTACACACAAATCTGTCAGGATTCATGTGTTTGTAAGCATTAACTAACATATCAGCAGCAGCTTTTGATGCGCTGTATGGATTTGTAGGGTCTAATAAAGAATTATCTGTTATAGTATCTACTGAGCCATAGACTTCATCCGTACTCATTACTATTAGTTTACTTGCTTCTTTACTATGAAAAGCAGATAAAACTGCTTGTGTCCCTAAAATATTTGATTGAATTGTTCCAAGTGGATTGTTATATGACACATCTACATGAGACTGTGCCGATAGATGAAATATAACATCATCTTTTTGAATAATTTTATTCATTACTTCGTTATCTGAAATATCAGCAAAGTAATGAATAACTTTATCTTTCTTTATAGCACGAGAGGAGTGCATTATTTTGTCTACAACAACAACTTCTACATTTGTTTTTAGTAGTAAGTCAACTAAATGCGACCCAATAAATCCACTACCTCCAGTAACTACGTACCTCATTTGAAGTGTTTTTTAACAGCTTCAAGTTTATCTTCGTACTCGGCTATAAAAGCTAACTCTTTTTCAATAGTTTCCATAATATCTGGGTGTTCTGCAACACCCACATGAGAACCTAGTAAAACTTCTATATTTACTTTATGCTTCTCAATGTGTGCTTCAAAATGTAAGATGAGTGCTTTTATAATTTTTTCTCTATAATTACTCATTGTCTCCTCCAAGTATTGCAGATACAAAAGATTTCTGAAATCTCTGTGCCTGACTGTCTAAAAATATTATGTGTAGAAAAAGAGGTGCTATAACAAGACTTATCAGTCCAAATATTGTAGCTCCTAAAAATCTTTTTCTATATACTATGTTGTTATGGTTAATTATACCTACTAATTCCATTGCTGGAAAGTATAACTTCCACATAACCATGCCCCAAGTTGTTAACCAAAAAGCGATGACTATTTCCATCATGCTAGTTTTTCCTTTTTTTACATATACGATTGTAAATGTCTTAAACTGCCCATATCATAAGCTGGTATTGCACAGTATTTACCTGCAAAACTTAGATGTGGGAAGAATGTTTTATCAAGGTCATCTTGAGTTGCTTCTATGGTATAACATAGATATACTTTATAACCTTTTTCTTTTGCTTTTTCAGGCTCTAACTCTCTTTGCACTATTGCTGGATAGTTTTGCCTAATTGCCCAAATTTTTTCCCCTGGTTCGAATTCTTCTGCTACACATTGTTCTGGTAGCATGGCGTTTCGTCTGCCTTCGTAATCTGTGTGTGCTAGTTTTTGTGGCACTCCTATTCTATCTATAATTGCTTTTACAAAAGCTGGAGAACGATATAGTGACTTCGCTATCTCACTTACATTATCTCCATCAAGATATGCTTTTACTGTATCTCTAATTTCTGAATCAGTTGCTCCTTTACCTCTGTTTTGTGCTTTTCTTTTTGCACGGAACTCCATCATTTCCAAATGGTCTGTAATAATGTTGCCTAATCTTGTTGTGTTGTAAGCTATGTTTAGTATACCACATGCTTCTTTCTTAGTGATAGGCTTACTACCATCAGTTGGATTTAATAATTCAATTACCTTGTTGATATTTGCTTGTGTAAGATTCTCGTGTTTTTTCACTCTCATAATTAACCCCTAATAAAATTATTCCATAATGTAATATTTTTAATAAATCTGCTGTGTTCTTTCCATCTTTCTTTCCATATCTTTGGGCATACTTTATGATATTTCCTAAGCAAAACCCTTCTCCATGACCAGCGTCAAAAATAAACTCAGTAGATTGTATTTTGTTCATACTGTAGTGACCATCATAGGTCGACTCAATATACTTTTTAAGCGTTTCTAGTGCTTGTGCTTCATTAAATTTGTCGTTATTGTAATCACTCATTTTTCTGTAATAAAAAAGCAAACCTGAACAAGTCTGCCTGTTTTCTTGTTATGTCCAAACCCAGCATCAAATGGTGCGTGCCACATGGTAGCTGGATATATGACTGCTCTGTTGTATACATTTCCTATGTATGTATGCATTTCCCAATCACCGTTTTCTTCCCACGATTCTTTGAATCCTGCATTTCTTATTTTTCCTTTGACTCCTTCTGTTTTGCCAAGAGTCATTGTTTCTAAGTGTCGAAACATTCCTGTTCCTTTTTTGACACTTGCTTTTGGTTGTAGATAAATTACAGCTGCCCAACTCATTCCTCCAAGAGCTTTTGTCCTCTGTTCAAAGACATCGCCTTCATCTTGGTGAACCCAGTTTTGCAAAGGTTTACCTAATTGTTTTTCTAATCCAAGTGTAAAAGCACAATTACTATTCCATCTAGGAAAATCAATAATCTTTTTTGTTAATACTCCTTGTAATCTATTTTTAACAAACAGTCTGTTGTCATTACTAAATGAGCCAACAGTTCGCTTTCCAGGAAAGTAAGTATTTGTTCCTTGACTACCTGCATAGAAAAACTCAGACAAAGCTAGTTTTCTAACTTCATCTGGGTTAGGGTAAAAATTATCTTCAATTACAATCATTTCTGGAGTTCGTCAAGAACATCCAAGCCACCTTCTATTTTTGCAAGGTATTCTTTTTTATCGGCTAATTGTTTTTCTAGTACTCCAATTTCAGCACTAACTTTATCATGTTGCACTTTTAAGTTATTACGCAACATATCACCATGACTCATGGTTGTTGGTACTTCTTTTGTTATTCCTAGTAGTTGTTCAAGAGGTATGTCTTTTGCCATGCATCCGTACTCCATTTAATAATTTATATGATGTTCCATCACTTTTTCTGACTTCAATAGGTCGTCTAGTAAAATATAAACTGTTCAGTCTTTTCTGTATTTCTGTATGTAATTCTTCTTCAGTCATACTAGCAGGAAATACCATTGACATTCCATTAACTTCATATTTAATTAGTTCTTTGCTCATTTTGCTGTAATCCTTTTATCATACCAAGCAAGACCTTCATCCCACCAGTATGGCTTGTCACGATGTGACCACGCGGCAAATGTTGCCTTGTCTGTGTGATAGTAAAGTCGATAACTGCCTACAACATCATTTTCGTCTTTTAACTCATCTGGCATTGCCATGCCAAAAGGTGTTTGCCCCAAACGAGGCATATTCTTTGGCTCAGGCAGTTTATTTATTACTTCTACTACCGACTTATGTTGTTTACCATAACGATAATGGTATTCATCATTGAGTGCATTTGCATAACAATGCGTCCACTCAAAATTGTCGAGGCTAGACCTAGTCCATATCGTGCAAGGATGGTTGTACATCATTGGCAAGTATGGAGTCAAAGGTCGTTCCTCCATTGGTAAATCTTTAATTTTTGCTTTCTCGTCATTGAGTGTTTTAGTTTCTTCTTTATTCAACGCACGAGGTACAAATCCAAGTACATGGTCTACCCAGATAGCTGTGCACAAAAGCTGTGCGGCTTCAAGTGGCATTTTAACAATGTGTTTGTCCACATGGTATTCTGCACACTTGTCCATATCTTCATCTAGGTAAAATAAATTCATCTAATCCAGCACTTGTATTTTCTACATTCACCAGTCTTTCTATCTACAGCTTCGCCGCAGAACTCACAGTCGCCTATATGCCATGTTTCAAATGACTTGGTTTCTGCGTTCCACATTTGTGCTGTGGAGTCTGGTGGATAATTTGTTTGTTCTTGTATATTTTTCATATGTATATTATACTAAAATTTTTATTTCGTGTCAAGAAATATTTTTTAATGCTAGATGAATTGCGTGTGCCCATTCTACATTTTCTGCTTTAAAAGAAGGAATGAAAGAATGAGTTAAATCTCTCATTATACTTATTCTCTGATTCCCATACATACATAAAAATCTATAACTTTTGTTCCATTTTCTAATGTGTTTCGTCTCTACTTGTCGTATCGCTAATTGATAATTTAATTCTGTATTATCTATAACTATTACAGGGTGTTTCATACCATTCTTTTCAATATCTTTTTTCAAAGGCATGTATGATGGTAGCGTCTTACGATTACCTACAGGACAATAAATATTATCTATCTGTAGATATTTTCTATCATAATTCCTTTCAATAAAATTGAAATCGCTATCCATCATACCTACTAACATTACTTGCCTGCCTCGTGCTCCCTAGCAGCACTATTGACATATAGACCAAACCAAGCAGCACCAGCACCCACTAATACACTAATAAGTCCTGACTGTTCGATATTTGGATTTTCCAGTTCCATGAACCAGATAGCTGAGTAATATACTAAGAATATGTATACACTCAGAAAGGCACGCGGCCAAATTCTCCATGCGTCAATCATTTTTGCTAGATGAATCCACTTCTGCCAAGGATTTACCTTGTCATCAGCTTCTAGTTCTCGTATTCTGTCTTTTAATGAATTAATTTCCTGCATCATATCCATGAATTTGGACAAATCCATTTCGACTTCATTACGATCCATATCACCTTGAAAGTTACCGTTCATATGCTCTCCCTACGGCTTCCAATCTAACCAATCATTTCTTTTAAAAGGTTTTCCTTTAGTAGGTTCTTGAAAATGAAAACTAATTGATATTCTTGGACCTAGAGTATCTACTCTGTGATATTTTTTCTTTGGTATGTAAAGTAAATCACCATCATTTAATACAAACTCTTCTTCAAGCGTTGCATCGTCTGGTCGGTATGTCTGCCCTTCAGCAAACTCATGATACATATACCACTTTACATTCCCTGTAACATGAAATAAAAAATTATCTGTTGAATCAGCATGAATTGGAAAACAATATCCATCTGCTTTCTTGGTGCAATATAGATTTGCCTGTCCAACTCCATAATGTTTTTCAAATGCTTTGCATTGATTCCACATTGTTTTGTTTAAAAACTCACTTATTGTTAAAACAAAACTACATCCTTGATTCCATAAATCGTAGATTTCGTATCTATCATACTTTTCTTGTGATTTTTTCTTACACCACTTTTTACCATTTGGTAATATTATTTGTAGTTGTGGAGTTCTATCCCACATACCGATTTTTATCTGGTTTAAATAGTTATCAAACTCGTCCCAACTAAAATAATCTTCAAATATATTTTTCTTTGAACGAATAATAAAATGTTTTTTATGTTTAAACTCATCATAAAATCGTTCTATACCTATTGGTGATATTAATTCTTCAAAATCCATTCTTCTATATGCTCATCTAATTTTATCTTGGCTTCCCAGCCTAATTCTTTTATCTTTTTAGTAAGCAATACATTACTACTTTTTCTATTCCCTTGTGGTGAGGGTAAATATTTAACTGGGTGGACAAACATTCCTGCTAATTCTTGGATTGACCATGACTTATCATGTCCTATGCCCCAACCATCTCCATATCCTGCTTCTCCTACTAACATTAATCCTTCTACAGTATCACTAATGTGTGTAAAGTTTCTTCTTGCTTTACCATCTCCATTTATTCTAAGAGGACATCCTTGTCTATAAAGTTTTTTGAATTTACCTACAACTGTATTATGACTTTCATCCATTCCATACACATTATATAGATAAGCTATGGCATAATCTAGTTCAAACCATTCTCCATATGCTTTTATTAAATCTCTATTTCGTACTTTACTCCAAGTGTATGGAGTTAGCATTTCACCTTCGTTACAAAACTCACTACTGGTAGATGTATAAACTAATTTTGCTTTACATTTCCTAGCAAAGTCTATAACATTGGGAGTTCCTCTAAGATTACTAAAGACTACTTCCTCAATATCTGAGAAACTAGATTCTACTCTTGCGTATTCTCCTAAATGATATATAACATCATACACAGGCTCGATTTCATCCATATTGTTGGAAGACTGTTCATATCCTCTAAATGTTCCATCTACTAAATCTAGGACATCTACCTGTTCATATTCTTTTTGTAATGCTTTTACTAAATGACGACCTACAAATCCGCAGCCGCCTACTACTAATATTTTATTTTTGTTCAATTTTTCTCACACTTTCTGCGTAATGCCACCACAAAGACATTATATCAGGTCGCCAGTGCGTAGACTTAGCGGCTTTTAAATATCTCGGATGCCAAGGTTGATAACTTAGTGCTGTCAAATGTATTTGAAAACACTCCTCTAATTTTAATTGTTCTTTGTCCCAATATGTTGATCGCCACTTTTTATGGTCATATCCTTTTGGTTTTAATGATGTTACTGTACCATCAAAAGAATTCCACCTTGCGTCTATTTGACGAACAAATTGTTCAGAATATTCTATACTTTTAGGACTTGATTCTAAATATTCTCCTTTCAGGTCTATTTTACTATTACCTAACCTGTTCATAAACTCCCATTTAAAACAACCATTATTTCTGTTGTTCCAATTTTTTATTTCATCTAATTCAAACCAGTCTTTTCCTTGTGTGCAGTCCATAACTAAAACACTATCACACCACCAACCTCTATCCATATTTCTACCGTTGTCTTGTAAAGCATCCCATACCATTCCAAAAGGCTTACCCTCTAAATCTATTTTCCATAAGTCAGCAATATCTCTCATGTTTATCATATCAACATCCATGTATATTGCTTTACCTTTGAATCCTTCTAGCTCTGGTATTGCATATCGTAAACAAGTGAATGGAGTTCCCCATCCTTTTATACACCAATCTGGAAAGTCTTTGTGCCGTAAAAAAGTAATTTTTAAAGGGTGTTCTGTATTTTTTAATAAACTATAAACTAATACTTTTTCTGCGAGTTCGTCTCCTGTGTTGCTTGTTCCAATGTATATTGGTATTTCAGGTAATTCTTTTCTTTTAAAAGTATCTCTCCTATCTACTGGAGCTTTTACTTCTACTTTGCTGTCTCTACTAAATTCTGTCATAAATATTGCACCGATAACACAACTGCGTCTTTTTCTAAAATTAACATAGAATACCATACATTTCCTGTAGGAACAACACTAAAATCTTTGTGCAATCCCCAGAAATGAATATTATCCTTTCTAAAACTTTCCTGCCATATAGGACTAATACTTGGTAATTCTATAGAATTAAATAATTTTAATGTATCATCTGCTTGTAAAACTATAGCACTTCCTTTAATTGAAAAATATATAGTTTTTCTTTTAATAGGTATGTGTATGCCTACATCATTTCCATGCAGTAGAGTTATTTTCATTGGGGTTTTGTAATGATGTTTGAAATCAGAATAATCGAGTGCGTCTAATATTTTGTTTCTATTATACCACCACTCAGGATGGGTGCAGTGATATCCATTTTCAGGATTTTCGTGATATTTATACAGCAGAACGCTGTTTCCTCTAGGATACTCCCAGTCGTGTGTCCATACATTTACATTAGCTATTCTTTCAGCTATTGCCTGTACTCTGGGATTCAAATTCTTTAAGTTTTCTTTCAATTTTCTTAAACCTATTATCAATTTCCTCCCAACTATCAAATTCACATAAGTCCTTTGGAGGGTGGGAGTGCTCCTCTAGTTCTATAATTCTATCTTCTAATTCTTCTAGCCAATCTTCATTTTCTTCAAATCGTGCTTGTGCTGGCTCGTTCTTTTCAAACCAATTAGACTGTTTCCACATAGCAAAAAGCCACCTAAGTTTTCCAAGCACCGTATACCTCATTATGTTGTGGAGCAATTCCATCAAATCTATTTTCAAGACAATCTAATAGATATGCAAATTCTCCTATTTGATAACCATCAAAAGTAAAATCAATAACTA